CCTTCCTTGCCAATAAATAACGATCCCGGCTCAGAACTTGTTACCAGTTGCAGATACTCCAGCACATTCGTTCCGTCAGAAACAACATCAGCCTGAAGCGTCTGTGAGCCTGTGTCTATGTCGCGCAAGGCAGCAGGCCAGTTTACTTCACCACGATCTAGAACAGCGTTGATTCTTGCGCCTGTGAGTTGTGACGTTGCCGTATGTGCCAAGAGTGCGCCCTGTGCTAGAAGTGTGAAGCCATCAACACAATCTGCCGTTGTAGTTGATAAACCTGAAAGATCGTAGTTTAGGTTCCAGTCATCTACTACGCCGTAGAAGATAGCTGAGCCACCTGTTGAAACTCTGACTGTGCGCTTAGGAATGATCTGCCCATAGAACGGGCTACTCGTATTTTGTGGATCGAATGCCCGTGTGTTGTTGTTTAGTTCTATTGATGCGTTACCTGCGGTGTATCTGTCTAACTGACGAGACTTGCCACGCCTAACTGAAACTGATCTAACGTATTGAGATACGTCATAGAACAAAGTTCCACCAAGGGTATATTCGGTGTTGTCTAATACACCTTGAACGGCACTATCTAAGATGAAGAAGTTGCCACCTAGACCACTGAGATCAAAGCCAAGTTCTACTGTTGTGGCAGAGACCGTCATTTACGCACTCGCAAAGACTGGGCCTGATGTTTTCTCAAACCGCTTAATTGCATCAACGATTTCTTTACCAACTTGTGCTCCGTTAGTACCCATGCCAGCGTTCACGTTTATGTTGTAGACGTTGCCGGCAGAACTACCGCTTGAAGATGGCGCAGAAATTCCACCAGCGAAAGCAACAGTTGAATCTATTGCCATTCCTGACATAGTTCCTTGAAGTGCGTTACTCATGCCTTCAATGCCACTTATGTAGCCTGCAACTACATTTTCACCGATGTTCGCAAAGACTTTTGAAGGTGATGCGATCCTTAGAATTTGTTTAGCCCATTGAATAGGTGAACCCATTAGATTTATGAAAAAGGACTTAAAACTTTCCCATGAATCCATAATGCCCTGCTTCAAACCATCCACGATGGCTTTACCTGCATCAATAAAAGCAGTTCCAAAATCAAGAAAAGAGATCAAAGCATCTTTGGCTTTACCGATTACTGCAATGACAACATTCCACCCAGCTACAAAAGTATCAATCAAAAATGAAACAAAGACTTTTAAGTTTTCAAATAACGCATCAACGCCATTTCTAAAGACTTCAGATTTGTTGTAAGCCAAAACTAATCCAGCGATCAAAGCAGCAATACCAATAACTACCAGCCCAATTGGATTGGCTGAAAGTGCAAGATTGAAAAGATATTGAGCAGCAGTGGCAAGTTGAGTTATAGCGGTAAATGTTTTAAGTGCGGCATTGACTGAAATAACTACAACAGCCAGCCCACCAATTACCCCGGCAAGAGCTAAGACCACGGTTGAATTGTCCTGAATGTATGCAGCAACGCTAGATAATACTGGGATCAATTGATTAAAGAGTGGCAACAAACCTGCGCCTATGGCTTCTTTGGTTTCTTGCAATGACGTTGTGAAAATCTTGTATTGACCAGCCGTAGTGTTAGCGGCATCAGCAGCAGCACCACCCACCACTTTATTAAGTTCCGCTTGGATTATTGTCCAGTCTTTAGATTTAAGAGCAGCATCATCAATGCCGGGAATCAGTTTCTTAAGTGCAGTAAAGTTACCGCCATATGCTTTTGCAAGGGTTTGGCTAACGCTTTCTAAATCAACTCCACGCGCCGTACTTATGTCCATTGCTAAAGATGCAAGTTCTTGCGCCTTAGTTATGTCACCAGTGGCAGTTACTAACTTGCCAAGTGCTGGTCTAAGTTCATCATCTGTAACGCCTAGAAGTCTGCCCTGCGCAGTAATGAATTTCTCAACAGATGCAATTTGGGTATTAGTTGCATTCGTAGTGTTCTTTAAGGTAGTTGCCAAAACAGTTGCGGCCTGAGCATCATCAGCGGCGGCTTTAGCAAAAACAACTCCAGTGCCAGCAAGTCCAAGTAATGCAACTGAAGCGACTTTGGAAGCCTGCGCAATACCGACAGAGAACTTATCAAATCCTGAGCCAGCGTTTTGAATGTCAGCTATTGCTTTGTCTAAACCTTTGGGATTCCATTGTGAAAGAATCGGGATAATAACAGCCATGTTTATCTTTCCTTCAATCTTTCGTTCAGGGTTTCAGTCAGTTTCTTAATTGTACCGTTTACAACATCTTCAATAAATGGAATCTCACGCAAGGCAGCAGGCCACGCATAGCGCGATGCCTTTCTTTGACCATTAAGTTTAGAAATCATTGCACGACCTGATCGCGTATTACCTGATTTATACTTGCCAGCCATGTCTGCTATTTGAAAAGCAGCAGAACCTGATCCTTTACCACCAACAACAATTGAAACAAGTGAAGATTCATTTTTTTGAGCACGTTTAGAAAAGTCGGTCTTTGTTTTTACTGGAACGCCGGCAGGGTTCCAACCTGTGCGCCCGTTGTGAATCATTCCACGCAACGGTGCTTGACTAGGTATGTTTGCTTTGATTGCCATTACAACAGGTTGAACGCCAGTTCTCAAATCTTTACGTGCATCATTGACAATGGATTTATCTATTGTTCTAAGTTGCTTAACGGTTTCGTTAATACCTACAACGTGATAATTTGCCACTATCTCCCCTGACTATTTTTCCAGCGCAGATACATTGCCATTGTAAAAAGCATTCGTTCAGATTGGTCTAGTAAAACTGATGGAGCAATACCAGTTTCACAAGCTAGATAAGCGATAAACCAATGTTGGCTTTCGTCACCTAGCCCGACAATTTTGGGTCATCATCACTTGCTTCAATGCCTTCTACGTCATCAAGCCAAGTTTCAAAGTCTTTATTTGTTTTGTTAGTTCTGTGTAGTGAGTTCCAAGCAATAAACAACAGATCAGTCAGTTTCATTTCCTGCTGCATCTTAGCTACGCTTCTTGAATACTTTTCCTCAAATGCAACAAGATCACGCGCAGTAGCAGATACCTGTTGTACTGTTTCGTCATTAAAAGTAACGCGCAGGTTGATCTTCATGTTAGGCAGTCGCTCTTGTGACTGTGCCTGATGTAGGCCATGTAACGCTGAAGGTAGCAATGTCACCAACGCTGGAAGCGTGAGGTGTGTAAGAGTTTGCTAGGCAAATTGCGGTGTATGAAGGATTAGAAGAGGTAACAGTTCCCGAAGTTGGAACAATTACAACGGTTGCCAAAGTGTTAAACAATGGGAACAAAACTGAATCTACTGTGCCTACTGCAAAATCCTGCATGAACTGAAGTGTTAGTGAACCAGATTTTAGGCCACCAATAGATTCTCTAAAGGTTGTACCAAAAGCCGTTGTTTCTACGCTATCGGATTCTAAAGCGAGTTCAACGCTGTTTAAGTTTGTAGAGAAGTTGGTGCCGTTGATGGTCACCTTGTAATCGGTAGCTGCGAATTTCGCCATGCTGTTGTGCTCCTAGTCTGCATAGCAGAGAACTACGAACTCTGCCGATAAATAGTTTACCTCACCAACAGTTAGTTCCCCATAGTTACGCATATCGGTAACTCTGAGATCAAACGCTTTGCCGGCAAGTGTCTTATTTGATTCTATCGCTAGTTTGATGCTGTTGGTTCCTGTGCTTGAGCAGTAAGCATCTAGTGTGCTTTGACCTGTTCGCTCAGATACACGACCAACGATAACTTGAACTGCGAATGTATAAGTTTGCATTCCACGCGCAAAGGTTTCGTCATAATTAACGCTAACTGGAAAGACTATTGCAATGGGTGGGCTAATGCTGTCAGGCTGAAAGTCTGAAGTTCTCAAACCTGTAATAGTTGCAAGGTTGTTTTTGATGCCTGTGCGTAGATCAGAAATTGAAGCCATTACACAAAGTTTCTTAATCTGCGATACGGCGCAACTAACTGCTCAACGTCTGGATCAAGGTAGCGGCTAACGCGCATTGCGCCCATGTCCCCGAACCCAGCTATTCCAAGCGGCGAATCTAAACGCTTGAAGATACGGCTTGCCTGAATGATGCACGCCTGAGTGATCGAAGT